ATCTCTACCATTACCGCGCCTTTCACAGGTTCAGTGGAGGGTCTAAAATTGATAGAAAGTCAAGTGAAATACTTTAAGTTCTTTGATTGCTTTAAGCAACTGAAGAATTTACAGCTTACACCTCTGACACCTACAAAATTTGAATTAAGTAGGTCGGCTAGTCCTAGAGCGAGTTTATCTGCTCATGGAATTTTGTCCGATATCTACAATCTTTATACCCACCGACTAGATCTATATGAAGCATTACACCATATGGCGTATGCTAGTGTACCTGAACAAACTGCATTTATGCAGCTTATTGCCGATGGTTACGATTATATTTCTGATCTTGTTATTTATCATAACAAGAATACTACTATTATTGGTAAATCAGGAATTGAGTATGAACAACCCGACCCACTGATGGCCAAGTCTTCTGTTAGAAGTCATGGGGCACCAGATGGTGTTGGAGGTTTATCTCAATTCGCTGTTAAAGAGGAGGCTGCCGGAAATGTCCGGGTCTTCGCTTTAGTTGATTCTCTATCGCAGACTTTCTTGCGACCTCTGCATAACCTTCTCTTCAGACTATTAAGATTGATTCCCAATGATGGGACTTTCGATCAAGATAGTTCAGTGAAAAGAGGGCAAGCGAAGGCGATAGATGCGGGATGTGCATACAGTTTTATTTAACTGCTGCTACAGACCGTATCCCTGCAAGTCTTTCTGCGGAAATCATTAACATAATAACTGGTAGTTCCCTTTTAGGGGGCTACTGGCTAAAAGTTATGACTGATAGAGATTTCTACTTTAATAGTAAAGTAGCTTTAAAATATAAAATCGAACCGGGGCCTTACAGATATACAGTAGGTCAACCTATGGGTGGATTATCGAGTTGGGCTATGTTAGCCTTGACTCACCACTGGATCGTTCAATATTCTGCTTTCTTAAGCGGAGTAAGTGATGCCAAAACATGGTATACTGGTTATGAAATCTTAGGGGATGATCTCGTGATATTTGATTCGTTGGTTGCGAATAAGTATCTAGAAATCATGAAAACCCTAGGGTGCGACATTAATTTGAGTAAATCAATTATATCGCATAACCGACCTGTCTTTGAATTTGCTAAACGAACCTGCTGGGGAAATGACACCGTTTCGGGAATATCGTTTAACCAACTAGGAGCGAACGCGACTATAGGGCACAGTGTAGCCAATGTTTTATCATTTGCTAATTCTGGGCTCATAAGTTCAGTTTCAATTCTA